TATGGTTCAATGATGAAAATGGGTATGCATGACGAAGAAACAAAACAAGAGTTGAAAGCTCTAGAAGATGCAAAAGCAGAGATCGAAGAGAAGATCAAATCAATCTCTGTTAAAGAAGATGTTGATGCTCTTACAGAGGGTGAAGAACTCTCCGAAGAGTTCAAAGAAAAGGCAGCTACAGTATTTGAGGCTGCAGTCAAGTCCAAGATGCGTTCAGAAGTAGAACGTATTTCTGAAGCTTATCAAACAGAAAAAGATCAAGAAATGGAAGCCTTCAAAGACGAACTCACTGAGAAGGTGGACACATATCTCAACTATGTTGTCGAAGAATGGAGCAAGGAGAACGAGTTAGCAATTGAGCGTGGACTTAAAGGTGAAATTGCAGAAGACTTTATCTCTGGCCTGAAACAGTTGTTTGAAGATCACTACATTGATGTTCCAGACGAGAAGTATGACATTCTGGAAGCACAATCTGAGAAAATTTCTGAGTTAGAAGAAAAACTAAACGAAGAAATGCAGAAAAATGTAGAGATTAAAGAGTCTAACTCACAAATGACAAGGGAAGCTGTACTCACTGAATCTTCTAAAGATTTAGCTGACACTGAGGTAGAAAAGTTTAAAGAACTTACTGCTGATGTAGATTTTACAGATGAAGATAGTTTCCGTGAAAAAATCGACACGTTAAAGGAAAGTTATTTCCCAAGAACGAACCCCGCTTCTTCTGATGAAGAAGAGGAAACTGGCCACGCACAAGACATAGAAATAAGTGATTCCATGGCTTCATACATGAAAGCTATTGGTAGCTTGAAGTAAAAGTGCGGTAGAGATTAACAACTTTATAAATAGATGTTAATAAGTATATAAAAAAGGAGAAACTAATGTTTCAATCAGAACATCTACAAGAAAAGTGGCAGCCAGTCTTAGAGCATCCCGATCTTCCTAAGATCAGTGATCCCTATCGCAGAGCCGTTACTTCTCTTATTCTAGAAAACCAAGAGAAGGCCATGATGGAAGATGCAAGTTTTCTTTCGGAAGCCGCTCCTGTATCTAACAATGCAGATGTTGTAGGTAGTGCTAAATGGGATCCAATTCTCATTTCTCTTATCAGAAGGGCTATGCCCCAATTGATTGCTTACGATGTTTGTGGTGTACAACCTATGTCAGGCCCAACAGGTCTTATCTTTGCTATGAGAGCGAAGTATAACGATAATGCTACGGTTGCTGACAGAACAGAAGCTCTGTTCAACGAAGCTGACACTGGTTTTGGTGCTAGTTCACATGATACTAGTGACACAAGTGGTGCAACTACAACCAATAGTCTTGGTGATGCAGTTCCAGGCAACCAAGCTCAATCTGGTAATGATGTTGCTGCTAACATGGACTCTTATCAGACCATGGCAGGTGGTAGTACGGCTAGTGCTGAAGCACTTGGAGATGCTGCTACTAATCGTTTCCAAGAAATGTCTTTCACTATCGACAAGACAACGGTTACAGCTAGAAGTAGAGCTCTAAAAGCAGAGTACACTATGGAACTTGCTCAAGACCTTAAAGCAATCCACGGTTTGGATGCAGAAACGGAATTGGCAAATATTCTTTCTACAGAACTTCTTGCTGAAATCAACAGAGAAGTTGTAAGAACTATCTACACTACTTCTAAAGTGGGTGCTCAAACGGATGTAACATCTGCTGGTACTTTTGATCTTGACACAGATTCCAATGGAAGATGGTCAGTTGAAAAGTTCAAAGGTCTGATGTTCCAGATCGAAAGAGATGCTAACGCAATCGGTCATGAAACACGTAGAGGAAAAGGTAATATCATCATTACATCTGCTGATGTTGCTTCTGCTCTTAACATGGCTGGTATGCTTGATGTTGGTGGTGGACAGGCTTCGTTGAACGTAGACGATACTGCTACAACATTCGCTGGTACAATGGGTAGATTTAAGGTTTATGTTGATCCTTATTCAAATAACCTTGACGCTTCTAACCAATACTATGTTGTTGGTTATAAAGGTGCTAACGCTTATGACGCTGGTATCTTCTATTGCCCATACGTTCCACTTCAGATGGTTCGTGCAGTTGGTGAGCAGACATTCCAACCAAAAATCGGGTTCAAGACTCGTTACGGTATGGTT